GGGCCGCACCATGGACAGCATCACCCGCGATGTGCTGGCCGGCGGCACCAATGTGATCTATGCACCCAAGCAGGCCGCCGACGGCACCGAGACCGCCGTGACCAGCCGCAAGACGCTGGACAAGAGCTGTACCCTGACCCCCAAGCTGTTCTTCCAGGCAGCGGCCCAGCTGGGTGCCATGAACGCCGACCCCATCGGCGACAGCTATATTGCCATCATCCACCCCTATGCGGCCTACGACCTCAAGACCTGCAAGGAGTTCATTGAGGTGCATAAGTACGCCGACCCGGACACCATGTTCCGCGGCGAGATCGGTAAGCTGGGCAACATCCGCTTCATCGAGACCAGCGAGGCCAAGATCTGGAAGGATGAGACCTGCCCCACC